GACCGCCTGCGTTCGCTTATCGCCCCACAAGAAAGCAGCGGCGGCGGTTCGGTGCGTTTCCGTATCGAAGGACGCGACCTCGTGGGCGTATTGAGTAAGGTATCAAGACACAACGGACGAAACTAAATCGGCAAATGAGTAAAACCATCACCCACCGCGGCGAATTTCTGAGCCATTCGGGCGTCTTGCATCGTGTGGACTTGTGGCGCACCGGCGTTCAAGCTGTTGCGCAGCCCGAAGAATTGCGCTTTGAAGCCGATGAGGCGCTTGTCATCGAATGGAAAGAGACGGCGAAACACGAACCGATTTGCGCCTCGACGGCTACGCTCCGACTCGACAGCCCCGGCGACCGCACTTATACAGGGCTCTATACCATCGCCCCCGGCGCGGTGGGCATGGACGTGTACAGAAACGGCGCTTTGTATTGGACGGGTACGCTCGATGCCGAAGAGTACGAAGAGCCCTATCAAAGCGCCGAGCACTACACTGTTTCTCTTACTTTTGGTGATTTCGGCATTTGGCAGCGGCTCAAGTATTCCACGGCTTCACTGCGCGCCAACCGCAACGTGCAAACCATCGGCGAGCTGTTGGGCTTCGCCGTTGAGCGCGCGGGGCTCGCTCTTACATTGGACGAAAGCCTCACGGCGGTGGCTTCTATGCACCCCGTCGGCGGTGGAGTGGCAAAGTGGCTGGGCTGTTCGCCTGAAAACTTCTTCGATGAAGACCGAAAGGGCGCCACGCTTAGCGAAGCGATTGAAAGTTTGTTGCAGCCGTTGGGGTTGCGCGTGGTGCAGCGCGTCGGCCGCTTGTGGCTCTACGATTTGCACGGCTTGCACAGCGCGCCAACCGCCCCACCGGTGGTGTGGAGTGCCGACAGTCAAACGCTAAGCGTCGACAGCGTGGCGAACAATGTGCGCATTTCCTTTTCGCCCTACGCATCGAACAAACTGCTCTCGAGCGATGAGTTGAAATTCCCCCGACCGCTGCACAAGGTGTGGAGCGCACTGAACGTGGGACGCGACTGGGGAATGTCTCGAGATTGGCCGTATCCCGATACGTATTTGTTCTTCTCTGAACAACGCTTTTACATCACCTCGGCAAACTATTTCGGGAAAGGTCGACAGGTGGACGAATACAAGACATACGACCCCGCTTTTTTGCTTGGGCTCGCCGATAATCCCAACAAGCAGTACGGCAACAACGCCCGATTATGTCGTTTCTTACCGATAAGCGAAGGCGATGAGGCTACGGCCTATTGTGTGAAAGCGCCGCAAACGGTGACAGATAGGCCGCGATACGGCGCGGGGGTATTGCCCAAAGGCGATGCCGGCGCGATTTACACCACGCGGAGTATTTATATCCCGAAGATCTCGAACCCTGCTTTGTATTGTTTGCGGCTTCGTGTGTCGGTTTTGGCCGACCGTGCTTTGTGTCCCATCGGCACGCCAATAGAAAAGTCAGCCGACAAGGCTGCGCGAGATGAAATGGACAAGTCGTTCGGGTGGGCGTTCCTTTCGGCGGAGGTAAAATGCTCGGACAGTTCGGGGCAAAACGTGTGGTATTTTGACAATAACCACACAATAATCAGAGAAAACCCCACAACAAACGAACTCGATGAGCGGACTGCAAACAATCGAGTAAAAAGAACGTGGCGGAATGAGCGAACTCGCTGCTTGTTGGCCTACTTCGACAAGTCCGACCCCTCCAAACGTTCCGCGCTGGGCGGATGGCGCACCAATCGCAACAACATCGGGCAACCCAACGACGCGACAGGGGGACTTCACAACAACAATAAAACTCACCAATACGACCGCGAAAACAACCTGCCCGACGGCGAACTCATTCCGTACCCTGTTGACGGCGGGTGGGTGTCGGTTACGGTTTTCAACGAGTTGAGGGTGTACCCTTACAGCGCCTCTCCCACCGCAAGCGATCCACCACCCGCGGCGCTGCAATGGTTTGCCGTGAAAGCCCCCGACTTGGAAATCGTACGCTCGTGGGGCGATTGCGACGCGTCCGACGTCCCCGATGTTGAGTACCGTGCCACGCTGCACCCCGATGCGAAAGAAGAACTCGCCATCGAAACGAAATGCGGCACGCTCCCCCACGACGTGGAAGGCGAACCGCTTTGCCGTGGGTTGTATATCGACGCGTTGCGAAATTGCGCCATCGGCGACCGCGATATGATGCGCGCCGGTGTGATTGCCCGCCCGGAACAGCTCCTCATTAACTCGATTTACTCGCAATATGCCACACGACACACGAAATTGAGCGGGGAGGCCTACATCTACGACGGACAACTTGCCCCACGCACAGAGGCGAATCAAGGGCGCGCCCGCTTTATCGTAGTCGAAGAGCGACAAGACCTAATTGCAGACTGCGGAGACATCACCGCAATAGAATTGACACCCGATATATACAAAGCCGTGGAATCGGACGAAAAATTATAAGCTATGGCAGACGAAAAGAAGACCTACACCCTCACCACCGCCACCGTGCCGTCGCGTCCTCGCAGCAAAACCCGCCGCGAAGGCGAAGGACTCACCACCGGCGGGGCGTCGGCAATTGTGGAGAGCGCGACCGCCGGCAATGCACAGCGCGCGGCACACTCGGAAACAGCCAACGAAGCCGCCCACGCTGCGGAAGCTGCCCACGCACTCAATTCGGACAACGCAAAGAATGCGACGCATGCCGATGAGGCTACACACGCCGCCCATGCAGAAACGGCGACGAGTGCGACAACGGCCGCGCATTCCAATACGGCCGACACCGCCTCCCGCGCGCAGAGTGCGCAAACAGCAGAGCACGCCACCACGGCAGCGACGGCCGACCGTGCCACCCATGCGACAGAAGCCGAAACGCTGCGCACGCCGAACTTCGCGGACGGACTGAACACCGGTGCGGGAGCGCGCATCGACGCGATGGGAAACGCGGAATTTCAGAGCATGGCGGTGCGCGGCTTCTTTCGCGCGGCCGAATATCAGATTAACCGCATCGCATTGAGCGAAGGCGACGTTTTCCACACCGAGAACGGTTTGGTAAAAAGCGCCGAGCCACAACGCGACGGCCGTTGGAAGGTGGTGCTGCAAGAGCGCTTTCAAGGCGACGTGACGGGCTTTCGGGCGGGCGACGTCCTGCGCGGGGCTTACAACAGCGTAGGAACATCGGGCGGGGCGGCCGAAATTCGCACCTCGTGGCTGCGTGTTGAGGCCGTGGACGCCAAGGCGGGAACACTGACCGCGAGCCTTTATGCCGACAATCAGACACCCGAAGGCCGCAACGCCCCGCCCGTGCCGCTGATGCGCCTGGCGCGGTGGGGCAACACGACCGACCCGGAGCGACAAAGCCACATTGTGGAGAGCGCGACGGAAGGGCGTATCGTGCGCCGTGTGAAGGTTTCCGCCCCGATAGTCGACGGCACGCAGTCCGACGGCTTTGTGGTGGGCAAGTTGCCCGCGTGGTTGCGCGAGCATTTCGGTGCGGCCGTGGCCGGTGCGTCGGACTACGTGTTTGCGCGCGGCATCATCACGCAAAACATCCTCCGCTACACGCCCGCAGGTCGTCCGTTAGCCGAACGTGTCGACCGCGGTTTGTGGTCGGCTTCGTCGCGCTACTTCTACGAGCAGCAGAACCCTGAAACGGGGGCTTTCGAGATTTCGCGCGTTTGGCACGAGGGTGCGCTCTACGAATTGGCACGCGGCGGCAACGGCAACACCGCCCCGGCGGCAAACTCTACGCACTGGACGCTCATTCAAGCCAAGCCGAAGGAGGGCGCCGCGGGTAAGAGCGCACCGCCGACG